GCTTGATTTGCTCCGATAGGCGTAATTGCAACTATGCTGGAGGATAAAGATTGCATATACGCCGTCGGCCAGGCCCAAGGTCGGTAAGCAATAGATGCGTATAAATCTTTGCCATTAAAGGCCAATAGAATACCGTTTCCCAAATAACAAAGCCCCTGTAATTCGTCTATAGGCGGATCCCAATCCTGATCAGCGCTTCCCCCTGAATTTTCACTCAAGGAAGGACATGCAGAACTTAATTCGCTGTCTGTTTTGGTATCATCATAACTGGTAGCGGCTATTGCTATTTCATCAACATATTCATAATTGGCATATTCATTGCCTGTGTTAAGCCTGTATATTCTTTTTACTGAAAGAATGTTTTTATAACATCTCCATATTACTGTATTATCAATGGTATTGCCGTCCACGGTTTGTATCCATGTCGGCTCAGCGGCTCCTGATGTGCCAGGCTGCACGCACTTATAAACATAGGTTCCCCCCTCGTCAGCTACTTCAAACACGAAATTTCCTACGGTATAAGCCTTCCCAGCCTGCCATTCCATAGTCATATTGGAAAGACTGACCTTTTCGCCGTTTTTGGCCGTTACAACGGCGGAGGCTGCACTCGGATATCCTTCTTCTCCCCAATCTGTCACAACAGTCCAGATATAGGTTATCTCTCTATCATCCCCTGACCCGGCTGGAGGTGGATTTGCCGCTGCGGTCGGTGCTACAGCTGGATTAGGGACCATTAAGGGATAAAAATTGATCGGCATAGCTCCAGAACCTGTTATGATTTCGTCAAGGTCGCTTTTTTTAGGAATTCCATCACCGGTATAATAAATCTTGGATTCCGTATCTCCTGAAACCGGGGCAGGAACTATGTCAACATCGGCTTCCCATTCCAGCCAATATTCGTCTTCATAGAGATAGACAGTTTTTACAGTACCTTTATATTCGAGCAATTCAGTTAAAAGGTAATTATCCCAGGGATTCAAATGTCCCTTGTCCAGATAACAATTTTCAGCTGTTTGAGCTTCGTTTTCTCCTATAAGCTCAGCTTCTAGCAATGGCCGTATGCCTTTGAATATAGGGATAGAAACAATCATTAGTTTATGCTCCACCATTAGAGGACAGCATACAATGTGGAAGCCCACTCGCTCCATATGCCACGGCACAAAACTTTGAAATAGAGGGAGCCCAACAAATGCCTTGCCACCGTTCATCGGCTGAATGCGGTGTCTCTCTTAATGTCCAAGTTATACCATCGGGAGAAGTCATACACGCGAAGTCTTGGCTTTCGGCAGCGACTGCAACAAATAGATTTTTCTCTGGTGACCAACAAACAGATTTCCACAGATAAGCGGCCGCAGGTATCCTTGGTGTCCAGGTTACAGCATCGGGAGAGGTAGCAACATTATTATCTCCCACGGCAACAAATAGATCGAGCTCCGGAGACCAGCAAACGCTATAACCCATAAATCCAAGGGTCCGTAAAGTCCAATTAGCCCCGTCGGGACTTGTCATACAGCCTTTTCCGTCAACTAACACGCCAACCGCACAAAGCAGAGAAAGATCCGGGGACCAGCATATAGATTCCCAATTATACTGATTCTCTGGAGAGTCCCCCAGGTTCCAATTTACTCCGTCTGCAGAAAGAGCAATAACCTCTGCTTTATTGCCATTGCTGTCTGATACAGCTACAAACTTCGTTAAGCTCGCTGCCCAACACACAGAAGACCATGAATGTAAAGATACTCCCGCTCCCCTGCCTGTCCATGTTTCTCCATCGGGGCTTGAATAGAACATATCATCCCCTAATCCACCTACAAATTGTATGGCAACAAATAGATCGAGCTCCGGAGACCAGCAGACACATTGAAAAACAAGGCCTGGCATAGGGACCGGGGTCCAATCAATTCCATTATCAGAACAAACTATCCCTTCGCTGCCAACAGCACAAAATAATTCCAGAGCCGGGGACCAGCATATACCTCGTAAACTAATAGATGCGTAGGATATCGGGTCATAAGGATATGCTAGCCATCCAGCTAAAGAGCCGGCTATCGCCTGCCAAATAGTTCCTGTCTTATTTTTCCACCATATTCTTTGGTTCAACGATTGATACACTTTCTCTCCCGGGTAATCCGCAGTAAGTATGCTATTCGGATTATAATAAACTTCTCTGAAAGCCTCTCTCTGAATAAACCCCTCAAGGTTTGCGGCAACAAGCCTTTGGGTTATAATTGCACCAGATTTCCATTCTTGAGCAACGGTACCATCCTGGCCGCGCTCAACCGTTAAAGTATCTCCTGAGATAGCCGCAACCTTTACAATTTCAATATCAGCTTGTGCATTCGTTATCGTGGCATAAAACTCTTTCCCTGATACCCACCCAGCTAAAAATATCTGTGCGTGCCCGGGATAGAGATCTATTGATGTCGCGGCATCCGAGATTCCGGCTTTTATTCTGGCATAGGCTTCATTATTGAATATATGTTCGGTATTGGCTGCCATTAAACCACTAAATACTTCTTTCTATTAGTTAATTGATCCATTAATTGAGTCGATACATCAAAGGCCATTGTTCCGATTATTTCATAATGACAGGCCCTTTTTTCTTCCATGTCGCTTCTTTTATGTTGTGGGCCTATTAAATGAACAACCTCATGTGATATAAATGCTAAAAGATCTCTAAAGGCTATTCTTTTATCCATCCAGATATAAAGCGACTGAGGCTCGCGCCGCGTAAATCCCCATATTTTGTTTCGTTTCATAAAGTTGACCAATTTCTTAGGGGATATTTTCCATTGTTTGCCACCGTCTCCCCAGCCTTGAATTTTGTCAATGCCAGATAAATCACTTACTTGTATAAGCTCTTTTATAAGATCTTCTGGCTTACTATATATATACAATGGTATTTTTGTTTTTTTACGGCCATCTTTTAAAACTATCTGTTTTTCAATCATTTTTCCCCTTTATTCATCAAACTCTTGTATCTCAGCATCTAGCTCAAAAAGGCCGAGCATATCGTGTTCTAATCTGACAAGGGTCATAAACATATGAGGATCATTGGCACCGATAAAATATGTTCGAGTGGTCTTTTCATTTTTCCTTCTAAAAGCAAGCATACAGCATTGAATATTCCCATTTCGATATTCACTCATAAGCTCGGAGATATTTTTCAAAAACCCATCCGGGCTATCAGGAATTAACTGTTTTATCTTATTGTTCTCTGCCATTTTATGAACTCATCAATTTCCAAGTTGTTCCAGTACAGTGCTTATACCAAAGATCATTGGTCGAATCGTAGACCTCTTCTCCAGTATAATTGGCTACCAATAATCCATCCGGGCTTCCGTCATATTCCCGATACACCCCTTTTTGTAAGAAGGTTCCAAGGATCGTTGCGTTCAAAACTAACTTAACCGTGCTCCCATCTGGAAAACTATATGAATCGGTCCTGGTAACTGTCAGCGTATCAGTAGCCCGGCTGGTACAAGTCATATATGCCTGGTTTCCGCCGCCAACAACCAATATAATAAAGGCTTCCCCTGCTCCCGGGTTTGGATATAGGGACCCGTCACCAGATTGAACAGACAATGTTGCGTCTCCTCCACCTATGGCCTCGTTTAATGTCGATTCCGCATTGTTTTCAAATAGATATTCTGTCATTATACCCACTCCCTCATTTTAACCCGAAGGGGTCTCTTGGTTGCCCCGGTTATCTTCTTAGTCTTTGTATTATTACAAGCAGTTATGAATTTTAGAAAATAATCCTTCGCCTGATTAGGGTCATACCAATCCATAGCCTTGCGTCCGAATAAATCAGCCAGGGCTCCATAACCTATTTCCTGGACATAATCATCATAGAGAAAGTCTGGAACAGTATCGCAGGTATTGGTAGGCTTTAGGTTCACTTTTATAAGTAAACCCTCGTCGCTATCTTCTGTGGGGATAGGAAGCAGATGAAGGTTTTTATCAACGATATCTACCCAAAATTCAGAAGGCGTTGGACCAGTTGTATATCTCCATGCGCCAGAGGGATCTTCTAGGTCCTTCTGATTTTCCGAGATAGGATCAATGAAAGCGAATTGATCATCGTCTTTGCCGTCCTGCTTATATTTAACGCTGTCAACGGAGATAATTCTCCCATACTGGTCTGCCGGCACTGTTAAGGCATAGCTCTGTTCTGTTGCAACTACGTCAATTCGCTCTAGGTCATAGGTCCAGAGAAGGGTCTTCCTGCAAAAATCTATCGCAGCGCGCCTAATTGCTATTTTTATAGCCGGGACAGGCGCAGAAGGAATATCGGGTAAAATCTCTGGAGACCAATCTGTTAAATCTGTTGCCATTTAAAGCCTCCATAGCTTTAACCCTTTAAAAATAGCGTCTCGTAATCCGTCTCTCTTTCCTTGCTACCTGGAAAATCAGAGTCCTTTTTATAGGCCAGAGCTAATATACCGTTTACCAATCGATCTATGGCATGATCAGCAACCCCTACCAGGGCAGTTTCCCAATGTCCGTCCTCATCCCAGCTTATCTCCGTAGGTGCTTTAGAGTATTCCTCTAATACATACCCTGTACCATCTGAGGGAGGATACGTATAAAAAACAGCGGGATTTACCCTGTCCGGCATAACATTTAATATATTTTGAGCTGCCGTGGCATTGCTCCAATTCCTATCAAAGCTCTGAATGGCCTCAAGTGAACAAGAATTAATGCCTTCACCAGGGGTCTCCCCATCTAGGCCCATATTTTTCAGAAGGGTGACAAAGGCTATTCCACCGCTTGGGATATAATGCTTTGATCCTTCAGCCAGTTTGACAGATTCTATAACCGCGTTAGTCGTGGGGTCCAAAACAACAATTCTTCTGGTCGTGAGGTTATAATAATCTACCAGCTCGGATTCAGTCCAATGGCGGTCATCCTCCTCCGTAGCCTCATCCTGCAGGATCCCGGCTACGATATCTAGTATATGCTTGACGGTTACGTTCGCCATCGGGTTTAAGCCTCAAAAAGTCGCTCGGTTCTCAGGTGAATTGCCCTATCTTTTAGATCGTCCAGGTCGTGCCGCCTGTCGATGTCCTCGCCAAATTCCTGGAGAACATAATCCTCTACATCTTTTTTATCGACCATGGCCTTGATCTTGATTATATCCGGATCTTTATCAATTATCTCCTGACGTCTCTCGGCTTCAATTTGTTCCGGAGTTTTTGGTTTCTCTTTTTCCTTCGCGCCAGCACTCTTTGCAGCCTGTTTCGTCTCGGTTTCCTTGATCTTATTCTCCACTTCTGCCAATTCAGCCGATTCATCCAATGCCTTTTTATCCACAGAAGGAATCACGGGGGCATCTTCCATCTCTTCCAATCGTTTTTTCGCTGCTTCCAGCCTTTTTTTGGCTATATCCGGATCGTACTCTGTCATATCCTTTCGTGCGGCCAGAATCTTAGTCCAGGCATATATTCTACCGGTGATTAATTGCCTCAGTAGTTTCATGGCGTTATCTCCTTTTTAAGGGCCCCGGGGATGTATAATGTCCCCGGGGTGGGTTTATCAATTTACACTGGAAATCTAGGCATCAATGGCGCTGGCCATATATCCTTCAACCCAAAAATCCACGACGGCCGTTTCTGTGTCCGCGCTATTAAACAGGACATTTATATTGCCGTCGGTGATGAAAAGCTGGCCCATCATATTGTCCGAGCCAAATTCATCGTTATCAAGGGTATAAAGCATGACACCTGCTGTCTGAATCGATCCGGCCGCCTCCCATCCATCATCATTCGCAGCTAGGCTATGGGTTGATGTTGCTGAATTAACGCCTATATCGATTGTGCATGCCGCACCCTCGCCGGTCACCACATATAACCCTACCCTCTTTATCAAAGCGCCTTTCGGCACCTGAAAGAGCTCCAGGGTATCGGTTGCGGCAAATCCGGTAGACGGCAAGTTTACTGGCGTACCCGGCGCCGACGTGAGGGCCAGTTTGGCATTAGCTACCAGGTCCGGGATATCAAGCCGCCTTTTCATAAAAGGGTTTCCTCCTGAAGTATAGGGAACCCCAGCGCCTTCTTTATAGAATTCATAATCGGCCATAACAAAATTCCTCCTTTGATTGTTGTGTGGGCCTGTTTGTTCACAGGCCCGGGTTTTTATTAGCCGCCGTTGCGGACATACAGGTCAATAAGCGCTTCACCCTTCAGCACCTTATCCCCGTACACATTAAGGCCCCTTACCAGATTCCCGAAGGTCCTGGACGTTCTAAGGGTCTCCATCTTGGTCATTTGGGCCGCGAAACACAGGGCGCTTATCTGGCCAAAAATCGAGTGATAACAGGTATTGCCCGTGTCCGTGACAGAGGTTAAAAGGTTGGATTCATAGAGCGTTATATCGGCTATTTTGCCGATACGGCCATTGCGGAGAATGGATGTCCCATCTCCAGCAAGAGAGGCATCCTTGAGATCCGATTTAAGAATCATGCCGCTCATCCATTCCGGGATAACGCCCCAGCGATTATTCTTGGGGACGCTCTGTTCACCTAAAACAGTGCGACAATCTACAATCTTATCAAGGATATTGGCCTTGGTAACGGCCACCGGGGTTCCGGTAGTCCCTAATGCGATATCGCCCGAAACCTTACCAGCGCTATTCCCGGCGTTGTGGGTGTCGGCATCTGCGTAAATATCGCCCAATATTCCGGTATCTATGGTGATTGACATCTGCTCACCGGCATCATCTGACCAGCTATCCATCAGCTTGACATCGGTCTGATATGCGTCAATATCATCACAGATAAAATTGAAGTATTTGGCCTTATCAATAAGAAGCTCTATGTTCGCAGATTCCGGCCTCTCGATTTCAAGGTCTTGCCCTTTGACGTAATCGTTAATGGTGATATCAGGAACGGTCCGGATTATGACCTTATCGCCCTTGTTTTTGATCTCTCCCGCATAATCTGTATTGGAAATAGCGGCAATTACTGTGGCATCATAAAACTTAACCAACAGATTGCCCGACCAGATCTCCGGGATAAAAGTTCCACTATACTGCGGTACTCCCGCTGCTACTTCGACTGCCATAGCGTTTCCTCCTCTAAGTTAAATAAAAAGGGAGAGATCAAGGGCCTAAACGTCCCTAAACCTTTCCCTTTTTGATTGATCGTTGAAAAGCCAAGGAGATTTTATCGAACTCCTCTTTGGTAATTCTTTTATCGATATAATCTTTGCTGGCTTTTTGAAATTGAGCCCTAGTTACGGTTTCGTCTTCCGGTTGAATCGCTCCACCACCACCTGTTTCATCAGGGGTTATTTCATCCTCTAATGAAGGTGTGATTTCATCGCCACCGCCTTCGGGCTGGTACCCTGTTTCTTTGATAAACGAATTAAACCAATGCGCTACCCGGGCCACATCACCTTTTTGATGAGCATCATCAAGTAAACGCTGTCTCTGTATGCCGGTCCCTGCGTCTATTTGAGCCAGATAATTATGCCAACGTGGGTCTTTATTTATCGACCTCCACTTCTTGACCTTTTTGGTGAGCACATCATAAAACCGCTCACTGGCATCTTTTTCAACGGTCTCGCCAATGCTCTTAACCTGGGTACCCACTTCGCCATATTTGGCTTTTAATTCTTGGTTTTCCTTAAGTAAGGCATTAACGGTATCCACCATATCGGTCATTTCTTCGCCATAAGCCTGAAAATCCTCTTTCTTTAATTCTTTCGTGGGTATGACTTTTGGTTTAGCTCCCTCGTCTTCTTCGGTATCAACATCAACTCCAGAAGGCTGCTTTTGCTGAGCAACGATTATATCGTTGAGGTTCGATATGGTAGCGTTGGCCTGGCTTAACAGAGACCTGGCCTCTTCCAACTCACTTCTAAGATCCCCCACCTCTTTATTATATTTACCCCGCAGGACCTTAAAACTATGCTCATAGTCCTTTGGTTTCTGTGCAGGTTGGGGTTCCTTTCCTTGTTCGAGAGTCTGCGCCGGTGTTTCAATTACTTGGTCTTTCGGCTGATCTTTGCCTTCGGCCTCATCATCGATCACGGTTACAGGTATTCCCTCGGCAATTTTGCCTTGAAGATCCTTTGCAGCATCACCTTGTTTTTGAACTGCTGTTGGTATTCCTGCCATTTTGGATTCCTCCTTTCGAGCCGCCTTAAACGGTCTTCGGGTTTACTGTTATGCTTGAGAGCTCGGCATTTGCCGGTATTCCCAAGCGCCTATAAATAAAAAAGCCCCGTTGGATGAAACATTTCCGAATCATCCAACGAGGCTTTGATACGCTGTTGGCTTACCCTAATGCGTTTCCGCGTGGGAGAGACAAAAGGGCGTTATGTGATTTATTCAAATTTTAGTCTTTCAATTATATCCTTTATCCTGTTATTCCAATAATTTACATTAAAAAGCTCTCTTGTTTCAAATGAAGCGTGGTTCATATAAATCACAAATATAATCGTGTTCTACTTCTTTCCTCTCTGCTGAATCAGGAGAAATTTTTTTATTCTCACATTCAAAATCTTCTTCATTTATCCCACAATCAAAAGAAAATCTGCAATTCGCACAAGTTCTTACCTGCCTATAATTATGCTTTTTAAGAGGATCCATTACTTTTCAAACAACTCCCGGATAGTATTCCTTCTTCTCTTAGCGTAGGAGCTAATCGTTTTCTTGGCCCCCGATACGCTTACTACATCCTTTTTCTTTTTGGGACAGGGTTCTCCTGCCTGCTGTCTTTTCCCTTGACTGGCGTTCTTGTTTTGATAGCTTTCTTCAGCAGGCCCTGTTCCGTCTCTTTGTCTTGGTACTTTTTTACCCATTTTCAAACCTCTAAACCGGAATATTCGTAATAACCAGCCATTGTATCCGGCTCATTACAATGATTCTGGAATCCCGTGATTTCCCCGTCTTTTGGGGTATTGCATCACTTAAAAAATATGAGATCTCATTTCCGTGCCTGAAATAAAACCCGGAAACAAGCTGCATATTGGTCCCCTTATACTCCCTGTGCTCAATCCAGATATCGTGGTCTTTATAAATCTTATCTATGCGCTCCTTCTTTGTTTCCTTAGTAAGGCCTGCATTTTGAGCTATTTCCATGACCTTATCAGCATTAACGCCTAATTTCCTGAGAGCTATGTTATGGGCATGACGTAGGAAATTATTGGCCTCTTTTTGAGTATCAAACCGATATGGCTTACATTCGTCCATAACAAGTTGGAAATTATCAACATTCCGCGTCCTGATATCCCCCAACGTCATGTGAGCTGTGGCGTCTCTAATCTCCGCCATATTCGGCTACCCCCAAAAACCTAATCCCCCTACGGCCTCGGTTCCTGACATCATATACCCTATAAGCACACCCGTTTATTAAGAAAACAAAGTCCCTGCGTGAGAGCGGATCAATAAACCCTTTGGGCGCTTTCCGTATTCTCACGACTTCCGTTTTACCGGCCTCTTCTTTTTCCTGGTCTTGTTCAGGTGTGGGCTCTTCGACAACTTCAGGTTCAAGATTTTCCATGCCTTCCTCGTTAATATCCTCGGCTGGTTTATCCTGTCCTTCGGCCAAACCCTTGAAAGAGCTTTCCTGTTGCATTATGGTTCCTCCCCTCGAAGTACCTTCTCCAATAAGGAGAGGGTAAACCTCAGGCCCCTGATAAGGGCACGGATTATAGTTTTGGCATCATCTGAGATCATTAAGATTAATATGCCCTCAAAATCATATAAGACAGTTTATGAGCAGCTCCCGGATTATCAGACAGCACCACTGTTAAGGTATCATCGGTTAAAACGGCCTTTTCAAAAGTATCCGTATCGTCTGTGGTATTCCATTTGACGATAGCAATATCAGTCGCCAAAGCTCCGGTAATGGTGATCACCTCTGTATCGTCACCGCCTACCGTTGTATGAATACCCGCATAAGCGATATAATGAGAGGGTTTAAAGCTGCCGCGCTTTCTCAGCACAACATAATCCCACCCATGAGTATCATCTACACCGGGATCATCCGAGGCCGTTATTACCATGGTGTCAGCAGACATAATAACATCACTCACCAGGTCGTTATCGTCCGTGGCATTGTAGGTCGCCATTCCAATATCCCCAGCCAGCGCACCCGTTACCGTGACGGCGATTGTCGCATCGTCAGCGCCCAAGCACGCTCTTGATCCGGCTGCAAAAATATCCCACTCAGGAACTATATTCTCCCGGAGAACAGCATAGTTGTACTGTTTAGCCCCTGCTGTGGGATCAGCGGTTAGGGTTAGGGTGATTTTACCATCGGCAACAACAGCACCGCAGACCTGATCGTTGTCGTCACAGACACCATGTTCCACAAAGGCATTGTCTCCAGCCGAAATATCCTTGTCATAGATAATCTCGGTAGCATCGCCGCCTACTGAGATAGGACCATGACCGCCAGTCACAATACCGTATCCAATAACCGGGCCAACGGGTACAAACAGGCAGCTTGAGGTTGTGCCTATATTTCGCCATGTGGGGCACTGCCCTAGAGCCGCATTAACTTTGATAAATTCAGCCCCAATAGCAAAACCCGATTGCGCTGACGTGGGCACAGTCGTGCCTGAGCATCTTTTAATATTGAAGTCTTTGTCTTTTTCATGGACCCTTAATGAAGATGGTCCGATTCCTACCGCGATCATCTGCCCTACCGTTAATTCTTCGTGTCTCATTGTTTTTTCTCCTTATATTAATGGTTTGCTCGCCCTACATGCTCAATATCCCTATGATATCAGCCGGAGCGCATCCTTATATCTTCACATTTTCTTCTTTGCGACCTCTTTTTCGTAGAGGCTTGTTGCCCAATTATGAGCATTGGAAAAGTATGCCTGTATTTCCTCAATAAATTCCGCGACACCCTGAGCCTTGAAAATCTCTTCAGATTTATTGGTTGACCTCAATTTCTTATTGACAATGGGGTTCGCATTATCAATGAGCTTTTCAATCGCCTCAAAATCCCCCCTGGCAATAGCCAGCATTTCAGCGGCATCCTCTATTTTCGGTAACCATTTCATACCCGTAGTCCTCGACCTTGGATTGTTTGACCGGGTGATTGGCCTTTTGGATTGCCTGCGGCATCAATGGCCGCTGCGGGTGGAATTTCACCGCCTTGCTCGATATTTAATTCTTCCATGGCGTCAGCCTGCGCAGCCTGCATGGCGTCGAGTTCATCATTGCTAAAAAGGATCTTACCCGAATCCATTTTCATGGAATCGAAAGCCTCCCTCAACATATGGGCCCGTCCTTTATCGGAGATTACTTTCCGATCCCAATCATTATTCGTCCTATCCAGCATCTCAGATCGTCTTAACTGGAGCTGTTCAGCAATAAATAATTGTTCGCTCGCCCGCGCTATCACATTGATATCACCTATTTTGTCTATATCCTGGTCGTACAACATCACATGATTCCAATGCTCTTTAATGCTTGGGCTTATGACCTTTTCGTCAATATGGGCTATTACGCCCTTGAGGGTCTTGCTGGCAGCGTTCATCAGCATACTCAAACCGCTGGCCGTCTTGCCCGCGCCTCCGATCTCCTGGGAGCCGTACACATAAGCCGGTATTCCGCTCTGTTCGGAGGCTTGCTTAAAGAAATACTCATAGACCTTTAACAATATATCAACGATTGGGTCAGGTTGGAAAAAATTCAGAGCCCGATTATCGGCTCCTGTTCCATCATCTACTGTTTTCCAAATCTTCCATGGGTACATTTCTTCAACGTTTTCAGATGGGTCCATTCGATTCATATAGGCTTCTACCTGTGGCCCAGAAGCTATACCCATGTTATTGACAATTGCCCGGGCCGTTGCGTTACAAATATCTTGGCAATCGTCCATTAATTCAGGTGGAGACTTACCCCAAATGGAATCATTGACGCTTTCAAAACTTGCCGCATAATACGGGCGATGCCCAAGGGGATGCGGATTGAGCCGGGACATAATCACATAATTGCCTATCAACCAGGCTGTGATCTGATAATCAATATCTGTGTCCGGCACCTGTTTTCCCGACATACCCCATTCAAGAAGTTTTCTACCCTGGACACTTCCCCAAAATACAAGCACATCAATAGGCGGATCTGGATCATTTTGTTCTTGTGGCCGATCAAGGGCTGTTGCCATTTGTTGATCTATGGATAGCCATTCACGGAGACCGCCTTCCCCGTATTCGTTCAATACTGCCCTAATAGCTGATTCCTTGAATCCCGGAACACCGATAAAGGTATTTAATTCAGATCGTCTTACCCGGATGCGTTCAATCAAATATCCATCCTGAATATTCTTTGCGCCAGGGCTCGGGAAAAGATTAATGCCGGCTACCCTTTGGTATTCTCTGACGGGCAGTATTTCGATTGCAGGCACGTAATTCCCGTTCTGGTCCTCTGTCCAGACCATCTTTTTCTTGCGCCTGATTACCGGTCCCTTTAGAAAAGCAGTAGGATAAGTAACCAGATCGTTTATAAATTCACTTAAAGCCTTGTAATAATTGCCTTCTACCAATTGATCATTGATATGCTCCTCAAATCTATCGGCAGCCTTTTTGGCCTTCTCTTTTTTCTCTTCCAGGACTTTATCCTGTATTTCCAGCAATCTGTCTTGAATCTTCTCCGCGTTGACCGATTCAACGCCCTTCATCATCATTAACTGGACGACTTCTTCCTTGACCTGGGTCTGTATTTCAACTTCTTTCCCTTCCGGAAGGGTTGGAACAGGAGTAGGAGACAAGGCCCATGGCTTCTCGCCAGGGGGCAAGAGAATATCCCGAATCCATGATTCGGCGGCCCTGCATTTAACATTCGTCAGCTTCATGTAAATTGCTGAACCACCTTGTTTATGGATCTTGGCCAGCTTTTCGGCGGTATACTCTCCGTTGCGCCTATTCAGGCACTCAACAAATCGTTGCTGAATATTGTTGCCCTGTTTTGCCCGTTTTGCGGCGGACCACGCGCTCTGGATATGATCAGCCAAGGATAACAATTCCGGCTTTTGCTGTTCCTCTATGGCCTTCTGCCGGTTCTGTTCAGACTTTTCAATATCCTGTAGCTTTGATTCTGGAGTTCGAACCAATAATCCATAACCATGGGCAGGCGTATTTTCTGTTGGTGAGGCTGTTGGGTTCATATTAT